TAGAGACAGGAAATTGGGGTCCATGGGAGAATGAAGTTGTTTCAGATGAAGAATTAAAGATTATGCAACAAGAATCTGTTGAAAGAAATCAAGCATTAATAGATTTGGCTTTATCTAAGATTCCAGACGAAAAGAAAAAGATAATAGCAGATAACTACAACAAAAAGCTGGAAAATAAAGATACAGAGGGTCTTAATTCAACAAATGGAGTTTATACTGAGGAAAGAGAACAAAATGTACATAAGAAAATATATCAAAGTTATGATAAAGCAATACAAAAAGCAAAATCAAGTATTCCAGATGTGGTATTTATGGCTGGTATTCCAGGTTCAGGGAAAACATATAGTACCAAAAAGATATTTGAATATTCAAAAGATGGAAAGACAGCAGTAAGTAAAGAGAATGGAAGAACTTATGTTATAATCAATACAGATGATATTAAAAAGGATTTACCAGAATATAATGGCGGAGATGGGGCAAGTCTAGTTCATGAGGAAAGTAGTACTTTAAGTAAAAGAGTAATGCGTTTAGCAATTAAGAAAAATGCAAATGTTATTTTTGATGGAACATTATCAAATGCTAAAAGTTCATTATCAAAGGTAACTTATTTTGAACAAGCAGGATATACCACTCAAGCAATTTATGTAGATGCACCAGTTGAAGATGCTATTTTTAGTGCGGCAAAGAGATATAAAGATTCTGGAAGATATGCACATTACCACATGATTGCTGAGGCAGAACCAAGTGTTAGAAACACTATGAACAAATTAAAAGAAAACTTTAATAAGGTTAAAACCATTAAAGTACCTAAGAGGGAAACAAATTGGAACGAGATATAAACAAAGAATTAAACGAGATGAGTACTTGGGAGTATTCTGAAGATTGGTCGCCAGGAGATGTTTCAGATAAAGAATTAGAGAGAATTGAAATGTTATTAGGAGAAAATGTTGAAGAAAAATCAGGAGATAATCCTTTAATTCTAGGACCAAATGAAACAATAGGTGAGGATAGACTAGAAAGAAGTATTATTTATTTATTAAAGTTAAATGAGAAAAAGATTTTAGACTTAATTGAAAAAGAGGCAGGAAAGAACACTTTAAAAGAAATTAAGTCAGTTGAGGAAGTCGCAAAGAAAATAGATACTTTAGTTAGTTTTGATGGTTTAAAGACAATAAGTGATAAGGTGATTAAAGATAATTTTATGAAAGGTTGGGATAGTGCAGAAAAACAATTATTCAGGAATCTAGTATTAAATAATTCAGCAATGGACTTTATTAAAGATTATACTTTTGGAAATATTAAAGATATGACTAAAGATATTGCAAAGAATTTAAGACAAGAACTCCAAAGAGGAATTATGGAGGGAGAGGGTGCAACAAAAATAAAAGAGAGGGTTAAATCAGTTTTCAATGTTGGAGAAAATAGGGCAAGTATGATAGCCAGAACTGAAACTAATAGGGCACAAAATCAAGGACATTTACAGGGCTTTAAAGCAAGTGGTGAGGATTACCAAAAGCAATGGGTAACACACGAAGATGACAGAACTAGTCCAATATGTAAAAGATTAGATAATCAAATAGTTGGAATGGACGAAAACTTTGAGGATAAAACAAGTGGTTGGAGTGGACCATGCCCACCAGCGCATGTAAACTGCAGAAGTAGTATTATATTCATAGAAAAAGAATAAATAATGTAGAATAATGATGTTTCTTTAAACAACAATCTTTAAATAATAATCCAACCAATATTTTATATGGAAACAAGTTTTATATTTAGTTCGGGAACACTAGAAATAAAAAATGAGGGAGAAAACTTCTATGTAGAGGGCTATATTTCTACTTCAGACAAAGATTTAGTAAATGATATTATTACTAAAAATTGTTTAATGGATATGGCTGAACAAATGAGAACTAGAACTATTAAGTTAGATATGGAGCATGAGAGTTTTAGAGGAAAAAGCCAAATAGAATCTGAGATAAACAAGACAATTATTCCAGTAGCTAAAATTGAAGATTTCTTAATGGATAAAAAAGGATTAAAGGTTAGAGCAATGTTAAATAGACATATTCCAAGATTCAATGAGATTAAGAATAGTATTAAAGAGGGATTTATTGACGCTTTTAGTATTGCGTTTGTACCAGTTAAAGCAACAATCCAAGAAAAAGATGGGGAGAATGTAAGAATGTTAGAAAAAATTAACCTTTTGAATGTAGCATTTACTGGAAACCCAATTAATACATACGCAAGTATTGAGAAAGTGTTTATGAAAAGTTTAGACTTTTTAGATACCCAAGATAATATTCACGTAAGTGATACTATAATTAAATTACAGGAGGTTAAAAATATGGAGGAAAATAAGAAAAATCTAGAAGTTGCAGAAGTTAAAGACGAAGTTGTTGCAGAAGTTGAAGCAGAAGAAGTTGCAGAAGTTGAAGCACCAGCAGAGGAAGTAGTGGAAGCAAAGCCAGAAGTTGAAGAACTAAAGGAAGTTGAGAACACAGAAGTAAAAGATTTGAAAGCAGAAGTTGATTCTTTGAAAATTGAATTGGCAGAAGTTAAATCTTTAATGAGTAAATCAGTAAAGAAATCAAAGATTGAACAAGTGGACAAAACAGCAAACTTCGAAGATAAATCCCAAAATCCTCTTGACTTAATATAATGGCACAAACAATGAGCGTAGGACAAATTGATTGTAAAGGCGCATATTCACATTCATTCGGTGCATTAAAGGATAATACAGTTTATGCAAACGCATGGTCAGGAATTGATTACAGAGCAGACTTAAATGAAAAGATGAGTCTGGGAATGAAATCATTAAATACCACAACAGGCGGAGCAGGAACAGCAGGATATGCTTTAATCCCAGTTTATGTGGACCCAAGAATTGTTGATGTTACACGTAAGTTCACTCCTTTGGTAGAGTTAATTCCAAGAGTTACGAACCAAGGAATGACAGCAGACTATAATATTATCACAGCTAAAGGTGGAGGTTATACCGCAGCAGAAGATGCAGCTTTGCCCGAAACAACTGATACTTATGATAGAGCAAGTACATCTATAAAATTCTTGTACGCAGTTGGTAGAACTACTGGACAAGTACAAGCAGCAATGCCTAGTTACATTTTGGAGGGATTCCAGCCATCAGGCTCAGGTCTAGGTGGAGGAGAGCCATTCGGAAGTACAGGAGTACCAAGCGCAAAACAATTAGAAGTTATCATGAAAGCAAGAGAGATGAGAGAGTTAGAAGAAAATCTTATAATCAATGGAGATGCAAGTACAGATGCTACACAATTCTCAGGAATCGTGAAGTTACAATCAACTACTAATGTAGTAGATTTAGATGGTGCAGCACTTACATGGGATGATATTGAAACAGCAGTTAGATACGCATTTGATGATGGAGGGCGACCAAAATTAGCAGTTGCATCTAGTGCAGTAGTACAAGACTTAAGGAAACTTATTATTGATACTTACAGATATAACCCATCAGATATGGCAGGAAGTTTACCATTTGGCGTTAGTGCAGCGATTGTACTACAAACAATGGTTGGACCAATACCAGTTATTCCAAGTATGTATTTGTCTAATACAAGTGGAGCGAAACAAATCTACTTTTTGGATACAGACTACATTGAGATGAGAGTTTTACAAGATATGACATACGAAGATTTAGCAAAGACTAACGATTCAAATAAGTTTATGTTAAAGATTTACGAATGTTTAATCATGAGAAACACAGCTTTTAATAGTTTTATCGACGATATACTATAATTTTATTTTATTTTTATAGATTTTCGCTTTTAGAAAAAAGCAGTGTCTACGCACTAAAGTAGCGACTGGTTCACGAAAAGGACTACCCTTTTTAATTAGGGTAATAATTAAATAACACAGGAGGTTAAAAAAAAATGACAGCATTAGGAGAAATAGGAACAGTAACGCAAGTAGCACCAAACGCAGGAGTAAAGTGTTTGATGTGGGAACTAGCAGATACAGTTATAGGTGGAACTGATACAGTACAAATTGACTTAAATGACTATGGAGCAACAACTTTATTGGCTATTGATGTTTACGACCAAACAACAACAGGTTCGGTAGTAGTATCTCAAGCACCAACAACAGTAGTTACTTCAGGAGTTTTAGTAGTTACATTGGGCGGTTCGGATACTGGAGCAAAAACAATTA